TTTTTTTGTGTTTTTAGAAAATACAAAAAAGCAAGCGATGAGGCTGTAAGTGCTGTGAGTCCGAGGACTCCTTTTATTTGATCCATCCGAATCCTTCTATTTGTAGAACTACAAATTGTCAGGGCGTAGACGACTCGTAGCATCCATATCACGTGTAATGACTCGGAAGACAAAATGTGTCTGATGACTCAAATTGAGAAGACGACCCGCCGTAAGTGTGTTACCAGCTAACCTAGATAAGAAGGTTGCGTTATTTGCTGTGGATAATGAACCAAAATTTGTAGGTACAACACTTCCTGAAGTCGGATCATTCATTCTCGATTGTATAATAATGTATTTACTGTAACCGACTTGATTTGCTCCATCTCTGTAAAATACTGCACTACCTGAACGAGTTGACCAAGCAATTCCAACAACAAGATGATCACCTGTATTCAACCAATTGACCAAATCAGCAAGGGCACCCGTATCGCCACTAAAACTACTCGGAAAGGTGACGCCACGAATGCGGATACGATCTCCCTGTACTACAGAGAAACGACTGAAAAAACTTGATGTCTCTAACCAAATATAGTTTGAACTGGCATCGGCATACTTGGTATTTGTTACGTTTGCCGTGGGGGTACCACTAGAAGGAAGCATATACGCTGATGAAAATACACCACTGATATCCAGTGTATCCTGAACATCACTTACTAGATTTCCATCGGGTCTCTCAAGGCGCAAGGTCAACTTTTGTAGAGTAGACAAGGGAGTCGGCGTGTAGACCTTCTGGCATTTCATGAATTTTGGAATCATAGCAAGATAACCACCCTTAGTTGTAACGTTAGAATCAGAGATCCAATTCGCGTCATATTGAAGAACACCGAAGGCACGCTCAAAATTGTAATCTGTGCCGTAACTATTTGTGTCGAGTTCCTTGACATACAAGTTCAAGTAAGGAAAGCTCAGAATATTTACATTGAGTGATACATCATAGTTTACAGAAGCTGTAGTAGCAGCATTCTTTCTCATGATCGTATCAACACCTTCAACAGGCAAGATTGCCTTTACAAATTCAATGCGCGTGATATTCTTGAACTTAATGGATGCTGCAGCATTTACGCCGAAGAACTGTCCTGCGCGATTATTGCCAGGATCAAAGTTTACAGTGAAGTTATACCTGTTTTGGAGAGTTGGATTACCACTTAACCAATCACGGTCAGCACTATACATGAACAAATTGTACTCATTTTCCTTGTAAGTCAGAACATCATCTTGCGGGATGATATTATCCTGTGGTCTTACAGGACGTGTCGTTAGAGCTGAAGGAAGCGCAGTTGTCGCATTACCTGCGGCTGAATTGTTGGAGCGAAACAAGGTCTCAAGTGACGTACCTTGACCGATGGGATTACCATCAATGACGTCCTTCATAAAAATACGCCGAGGGTCAGGATTCACCATCCGCGTCGCCAGTTCTGTGGCAGACTCTCTTTGTACCATCATACGTGAATTCTCTCTTTGTGTAAGAACGAGCTGATCTTGAGCAGCAGCCGCCGCACCCATTGAACTGTAATTTTGATCGGCTGTTACACGTGCCTTCAGCAGTTCGTCTGATCGCTGCGCCTCCTCTTCTCTCTGCTTCTTGATCTGCTCGAAGATGCCCATTGAAACAGGCGCCTCATCATCGAGGGGGATACGAAACGTGGGTGGCGCAGGAACAGGCGCCTTCTTCGGATTCCGCTCATTTTGTAATTGAGAAAAACGAGTGCCGATATCCTGGCGCATGGAATCATCATTGCCCTGCACTTGTACTGTGTTCACCTGGCTACGACGAACATAGGCAGTGAAATCGGGGACGACCGCCGTGATAACTTCCTTGTTTTTCAGTCTGATACTTGCCGCTGTATCCGCACCAGGAAATGTCTGATGAACTTCATTCATGTAATGCCGAATAGTCTTTACAAGGCGCTCCTTCTGTTTATCTGACAGGTCACCTCCGAGACGGCGCTTTTCGTTCTCATACAACATTTCACTGAGAAACTGTTCATTTTGAGGATTCATAAATCCTTGTACTGACGACATTCTATTGAGAGTACAGGGATTTCATTTGAGGGCGGGCAACGCGCTTAGTCTGAGAAGAGACAATCACGTAGATCAAGCATGGCTGAATCTCGGGGTGCTCTCCGACAAAATGCTCTGAAATTATCGCCCCCTAGCATCCGAATAATGAAATAAAGGCAATACATTCCACATTCGGATCCGTTGAATTGGAAACGACGAGCGTTATATGCGAGTCGTAGGGATGGGTCCTGTGTCGTGAGCCACTTCATAAAAGTTTCAATCTGCTTCGGCGGCTTCATTCCATACGAATCAAAATAGTAGCAGCGATGGCTTGGGATATCAATGAAGTTCGCAATCCAGTGGCTGCCGCCCTTGTAATGCGGATCTAAATTGTAGATTATACCAATCTTCTGAATTCCCTTCTTCATTGATTCCAAAATGCGCATTGAACACATTTCCTGAATGAGGCATTTACCACCGCCCTTATAGGGATCGGGCGCAGCAAAATCAATCGGAAACGGTCCCATGAACTCGAATTTGGGATCCATTTCCTCATATTGCTTCATAACGTTCTCAATATTTGAACTATCGAGCCACTGGTCGGGATCCTTCTTCCACGCATCTGGTTGTTTTGGACGTAAATACTGTTTTACATAATTGGCACGCTCTTCTTGTTCTAACGGCGCTGCTGAAAGAAAGCTGTATTCGGCACCTTCCGACACCTGGAATTTATGTTCAAGCTCTCTACGAATTTGTTCTGGTGATTTCCTCGCCGTTGACACGCCTGCCTTTTGCGCAATATGACCCAGTACATTCGGTGGTAAGCAACCATAGTTTGGTCGTTCATCACCGACCCGAGGGTGGCATTGACACGCTCCAGGTAATGGTATTTTACCTTTTCTTTGTTTTCTTGTTTTTGACTTTACCATCTTTCCTATTCTAAGATGAGAGAATGACCAACCCTGCTCCCAAAAAGTACAATCAACAAAATTATTGGAGATATGTATTTGCGCCGATGTTTATGGCTGTTATTGCTTTCGGCATTTACATACTGTTTACGATGAATGATTCACAGGCGATGTCATTGAATTCTGTTACAAAACAGGTAAATAGCATGTCAAATGAATCACCGCTCCCTGCGTCATCGATTTTTAAGAATATAAATGCGAATGCGAATACAAATACTTCTCCTGGCAATAGTTTCAATGCCTTGTAAACTTTTTACCATTTGTAAGTAGATAAGATGAACCTCAAAGAATTATTACCTTACTTGCTTGTCGGCATAGTTCTTACATCTGTAGCGGTGAGTGTCGGATATATTGGCTACTCGGCTTCGGGTAATCAAAATAACCGTAATGAATTACAAAAGCACGTCGCAATTTTGACCACTGTCAACTTGCTAACGGCTATTTTTCTGGGTATCTTGTTCTATTATTACATACAAATGAACAGTGCATCCTTTGTTCCGTTTACGATCATGATGATGACATTCAACCTTTTCTTGAGCATTATGGCTGTAAGTGTTGCTGTTCTCACGCAGACATCATGATCTTAGGGCAACAAAAGACCTGTAGAATCTTGTGCTGAAGACGGAATCGTCCGGTCCAGATATCCGCTTCCAAGTTATGTTGAAATGATATACCCTGAATACGAAGACCGACACGAATTGTATCACCCTTAACAATTGAACCTGTTGTTACACCCTTAGACCACACCCGATCCTTCCAAATGGGAATGCTTATATTTCCGGTGACAGCTGATGGGCAATACAAGTTAATGATGTTATTCTCTACAAAAGGCTGAAAAAAGACATGAAGTTCTTCGGATGTTTTCCGTGAACCAGGAAACCACTCGCTTTGTTTTTGAAAGACAATCTTCAGAAGAGTTTCTTGAAGAGAACTGAGTGTATGTAAAACGGCTGTATTATCTTGAATTGATAACTTAAGTCTTCCTGTTTGAGGATCGTAATCCTTAACAAGAAGTGGGGGAAGTAATATGTTCACCGATGGAAGATGAATGGGTCCATC